CTTTACCAACATGGTTGTAATCACCTGTGATAACTTCATTAATTTTTGCCGCCATGTGTTTACTAATCTGTCTACCTGATAGTGTTGTTGATTGTCCAATACGTTTATCAAAAAATCTACATCCTGGATTTAATATTGCACCATATAAACTGTTCAAGTTAATCTTCTTAACAAGTTGTCTTTTATCCCAAAATTCTATTTCTGCATCGTTATTTGCCTCTTTGGCTTTCTTCAACATACCTTGCATTTCTTTTCTTTCTTTATACCAACGTGCAAGTAGTCCTGGTATGACTCCTTCAAACTCACTTGTAAAAATTGTGCCATTGGCACTCATCATCATAGGATTATTGCTGTCGAATACCATCTTGTAAATTTCAGCACCACTCATTACCTCTGATTTGCCATCTTCCCAATCAACGTGAATTGAAATGTCTTTTCGTTGTTGCATTACTGCATCATATTCTAGTGAACCAAAATGATTTTCCCAAGCACCAGCAAATGATTTCTTTTGTAGAGTCATTTGTTCTTCAATGTATTCATCAGTATGACTAGGTCTTAACTGTCCCATCACACACTCAGGAGCCATGTTTAATGCTCTAATTACTGAAGGATACAGTGAATTGATATCCATTGATCCTATCCAGTTGTGCAATCCTTTTCGTGGATATGCCACATAGGCACCAGCCGCCGCTGTGTTTTCTCCTACATCTCTTTTAGGTCTATTTGGAACTTGCACACCTCGTCTGTGTGCTTCATTTATAATTGCTTGTTCTGTTACTGCAACTGCACCTAGTGTTGTTTGTAATAACACTGTGTTTGCGTGTGCTAATTCATTTGTTAATGAAATGAATCTAAGTTTTCTATCTAGTTTGTCAATAAGTCTTGTATCTTGTCTGTTGTATTCTATGAAAGTTCTAAAGTCTTGATTGTATAATTGATCCAGACTGCCTTCATACACAGTTTTCTTTTCTCCTAGTTCATGTTCGCCAATAGCATCTAATCTATAACTGTGTCGTTCTTCATATGTGTATTTTCTATAAAGTTCCAATGAATCCAAATGCACTCTACCAACTAGGTCATAAGTTTCTTGTTCACGACCAAATCTTTCAAATACTCTTTTCTTAGGCAGTTGTTTCCATAAACATAGTTTTCTTGTGTCATCTTTGCTCAATATTTTTTGAATTCTGTTTATTACGTATGGAATATCATAACCTTCTGAGTTCCAACCACTCAACACATCAGCATCTTGAATTATATCTAAAAATGCTAATAACATTTCACCTTCATCTTTGTAAAGATACAAATTGTCTATGCCTTTTGTAATTTCTTTTGCTTCTTCTATACTCATTGTTTTTGGTGGAATAGCAAACGTCACCAATGAATCCATCCATTGCAACGCAACAGATATCGCTGTGATTGGCATAAATGGATCACTTGGAGTACTGAATCCTTTTTCTGGATCAAAGTCAGCCTCAATATCAAAGAATGCAATTTTTAAATCAGGCGAATCTGCATTAAGATAATTTTCACTCAAGCATTGAAATATAGGATTGATGTCTGATTCAAATAATTGTTTGTTTCTGTTTATTGCTAATTCTTTGTGAAAGTCTTTTGTTGTTTTAGATATCACTCTGTTGAGTGTTTTTCCAGTTGTACTTTTATATTTTCCTCTTGGATCTTCATAATAGAATGTGTACTTGATGGGATATTCTTTAAAAACTCTTTCACCATTTTGACGTTCAACAACTCTTATAATGTCTGCTCCTCTATCAAAATAGCCGTCTATATAACTCATTTATTCTCCTAATGTCATTTGTGGCTGACACATACCAAATAATCACTTGTGGCTGATTGGGCCTAACGCAAATAATATAACAGTATACCGCCTATTCCGGTAATTGTCAATACTGCATTTGTAGTTATCAGTGCTGGTTCTTTCCAAATCACTGAAACGATTAACCAAACTATTCCTCCCATTGCTAAAAGCATAGGTCCTATTGGATATAAATGGGGGAAACCTGCATTAACGAATGTTCCTACAATCAAAGTGAATGTAGCAATCCATTTTAAAATCTGATCAGTCTTTTTCATATCTATCAAATACTCTGTTGATTACATTGTTAACTCTCACAAAGTGAGCCGCCTTAGGCATATCTTTTATTCTTCTTGCTCCAATGTAAGTGCAAGTGCTTCTTACTCCACCTAAAATTTGTTCAACAGTGTCTTTGACTGGGCCTTTATCATTCAATGTAACTGTTTTGCCTTCTACGCCTCTGTATCCGTCTTTTCTTTGTCCGTGTGTGTTTAGTGCTGTTTGTGATGCCATTCCATAAAAAACTCTTTTGCCGTCTTGTAATTCTAATTCTGATTCATCATGTCCTGCTAACATACCGCCAAGCATTACAAAATGTGCTCCGCCACCTAATGCTTTTGCAACGTCTCCTGGTTGTGTACAACCTCCGTCAGCAATGATATGTCCACCAACGCCGTTAGCCGCATCTGAACATTCCATTATTGCTGAAAACTGAGGAACACCTACTCCTGTTTGTGTTCTTGTGGTACACACACTACCTGGACCAATTCCAACTTTTACTATGTCAGCACCTTTTATAATCAATTCTTCTGTCATATTAGGCGTGACTACATTTCCAGCAATAATAACTTTTTCTGGATATTCTGTTCTAATTTTTGTAACAAAGTCTACAAATGATTCATGATATGCATTTGCAACATCAATTGTAATACAAGGTATATCTGGAAATGCTGACATCACTTGTTTCAGTGTTTGATAGTCTTTTGCATCTTTATCCCATATAGCACCAGTACCTACACAGGCAGAAACATATTTGAATTTCAATCCTGTGCCTGCGGCTTGTTTCCAATCATCTAGTGTATAATGCTTTCTAATCACTGTAAGCATTTTGTATTCTTGCAATACTCTTGCCATTGAAAATGTACCAACACCATCCATATTACTTGCCATTATAGGCACGTAAGATAATTCTTTACCACTATTTCTGAATTTAAATTTCCTTAATATATCAACATCTCTTCTAGAACTTAATGTTGATCTTTTAGGATGTAATAAAACGTCTGAATAATCTAAATGTATGTTGTAATCAATTCTCATTAAAAAAGTCCTTTATGTTTACTGCTCTATCATCAACCCAAACATCATATACAGGCTTCTTCATCTGAATGGAAGTAAATTTAACCCCCCATTCAGAAAGTTGTTTGTGTGTAAGTTCAGTCCAATCTAGACCTGAATTACCACCTCTTGCTGTCCAGTAATGAATTTCGTTGCCTTCATCAAACAATTTGTTTAATTGTGCAATACGATCAGTATCTGGTTTGCTTTGCTCGTAATTGCTGTTTTCGTTGTAACAAATTGTGTTGTCAATGTCGACAATATATTTCATTACTTGTCTTTACCAACTGCAATAATCAAGTTTTCTAATGAATCGAATTCGTCAGAATACTTGTGCCATTCACCTTTGTGTGCAATCTTTATTGCCTTGTTGATCAAAGAAGGTTTTATTTCTAACTCTTCAGCCACTGCTTTCACAGTGTCTTTTAGTCCAGCACTTAAATCTTCTACTTCAGAAAGCACCGTTGCACCTTCATCAATTATTTTTTTAAGTTTTGCTTGTTCTTCTGGACCGTATGTTCTACCTGACATATTATTCTCCTTTGTTGTGATCTATTCCTGAGTAGTCACCATAGTTTCCCATAGCATACTCTTCTTTTAAATAATTAACCATATTTTCAGGAGTAGAAGCAATATATGGATCGTCATCAGTACCTTCGTTATTGATACCTGGTTCCTGCCACCATCGTTCTACAACGCCGTCGTTTACAACTGCCATGTATCTCCAACTTCTGTTTCCAAAACCTAAATGGTTTTTACCAATCAGCATACCCATAAATCTTGTGAAGTTTCCAGAACCATCTGGAATCATTTTAACATTTTGTATATTCATGTGACTTGCCCATGCATTCATTACAAATGAATCATTTACTGACACACAATAGATTTCATCTATGCCCATATTCTTAATTTTGTTATATTCTTTTTCGAAACCTGGAAGTTGTTGTGATGAACAAGTTGGAGTAAATGCTCCTGGGAGGCTGAATATTACCACTCTTTTACCTTTAAAATATGAATCTGTTGTTGCATTGTGCCATTCACCACCAATTGCACAACCGCCATCTGTCTCAACAGCATCGCCTGTTCTGACTCTGAAAGTTACTTTTGGAATTTTAAATCCTTTAATCATTTTGTTTTTTACCTGTGTTAAAATTAATATATGTGATTATACTTAATTTTTACAGTAAAGTCAATGATTATTTTTTGAGTGGACTTTCTTTTTCTTCGTAGAAGTAATCGTTTGAATCACCAAAAGTTACACTGCTTTCGTTTTCACAGAAGAACTCTCTAGTGCTAACTTGGAAGTCTGGTCTTTTTAGTTCTGATGGAGTAAGTGATTGTTCATACCAAAGCATTCTATTGTTTGGTTGTGCAAAGTATTGTCCGTTTTCTAATCTACCAAAATTGTGTTGTTTGTGTTCGCTAGGCACTTCAGAAACTCCTGTGTTTACAGAGTTAGGGTCACCGTGACAAGCATCTACTGTGAATAGATATTCACCTTTCATTCTGCCACCACCTTTTAACATTATTTCAACGTCACAATTTTTAAGCATAGATTTTGTCCATACTTGTATATTGGAACTGAATGAGTCCCAAAGTTCTAGTGTGCTGAGTGGTAATTGTTCTTCTTCTTTGATGTTTGTTTTCCAAACAAATGCGGATAAAGGAAACTTATCGAAACAAGCACCATACTCTGGTAGATATGCTTCGAACATTAAGGCCCTGCCTTGCACTGATTTTACAGCAATGATTACTGCTTCTACAAATTCGCCGTGGCCTCTTTCAAGGTCGTGTAAGTATTCTTTACGAACCCAACATTTTGTATATGGAATATTTGCAACAAAATTCAAGACACAACCTCCCCCTTGTTAATATAGAAGTATTTATTTAAAATTGTATCTTGTAGTGTTTAAATTGTCTTATGACAGTTTCTGATAGTCCATCCATAAAAGTTTACTTTACTAGCAACTTTCATGTAGAACCTTGTAACGTCCTTTTTGACTGGCATCAAGTAAGGAACATTTCTTTGTCTATTTCTTTTGATCATTATTTTTTCTTTTTGGTGTTGACGTTTATTGCTTTGCCACGTCTGTTTGGATTTGGATCTTTTCTACGTTTTCTACGAGCCGCAGATGCTCTGCCTTTTTTGCCTAATGCGTATGCTTTTTTGGCAGGCAAACACTTAGGCTTACCTTCGCCTTTTGATTTGCCTCCACATGATCCTCTGATTTTACCACCAGGTCCCATGCGTACCCATTTGTCTTTGAACCATTTTTTAAGATTTTCGTCTAGGGATTCGTCTAGTATTAAGTTGTGACAGTTAACACAGAAGTCAATGTGTTCTCTTTTAACACAGTTGGGTACACGTTTTCCGAACATGGTCTTCATGCCCTTCTTCTCGTAGCCTTTCCAACAACGTGTTCCTTCTAGGATTTCGTTTACCTTCATTACTTCTTACTCTTGTTGCCCCAATTCTTTGCGCCTTTTTTACGACACTGAACTAGAGCACCAGAGGCGTAAGCCGAAGGCCAAACTTTGTATCTTGCTTTTACTTTGTGATAGCAGGCATCTT